ACCAAGATCGTACAACGCATTGTGGAACACGAAAGTTTTAGTTGTATCTTTACATAACTCTGTAAGCCATTGATATACAACTCTTTTTGGCATGTTACCAACTGTATGTGCTACTGGGAAATACCAAGCACTATCTCCAGCTGCAACTGCGATACCTATAATGTGTCCATCTTTTCTACACCAACCAGGTCCTAACTTTAAAAGATTCTCATCTCTTGTTTCCAAGTCTATGGCTATCGTGTCATACTGCGATAGATCTGGTATTGTTTCTGGTGGAGTCCAATCAGAATCCACATTACCCCATGCTACATCTTTTATATCTTGTTCAAGTAGATGGTATTGATCACTTGTCATTTTTTTTTACCCACTCTAAATATCTTTTTTCTAAACCTGGAAATATTTTAAAATATCTTTTCCTAGCACTATCAGAAAGCCTACCCCAAGGCTTATTACCTTCTCTAATTTTCCATCTATCAAGAACACCTTGCCAAGGTGTTGGACCTGCTCTTTTACCTGTCATTTTTTTCCTCTGCTCCTAACGCACCATATCCACAAATATCCACCCATGAATCTTCATGGTCTGGTGTGTTTATAAGTCTAGACATCTTAACAGCGACCATAGCTAAATATACCATAGGCACTGTAACTTTGACCCCAAAGATTACACTCCACATTGTAGCAATTCTTTGATGATTAAGTCTAGCATCTCCATATACTTCTGCTCTTTCGGTGCTAACTAAACCTTCTGCTTTTTTTAATGCTTTATCTCTTCTCATAAATCAAACCCATACCTTCCTGATTTTTCTATTATATGTAATTCTTTCTTTGCTCTTGTCATACCAACATACCACACTCTTCTCTCGGCATCTTGATCTTCACTCTCGACACATGCTTTTGTCGAATCCATAAGTATTGCTACATTATCCGCTTCTCCTCCCTTTGCTCTGTGTATTGTCGATACACGGATTCTAGGATCTTCCGACAAAATTTTCTCTCCTCGCCTTCTAGCAGAGACTATGTATGCAACAACTTGTTCCGATAATTTCAAAACCTTTTGCCAACCCATAAAATGATTAGCCTCAAACCCACATAAAGTTTTCAAATGATCTAAGTTATATTCTAAATCTTCAACGAGATTGCCCATAGCTTTTCTACCAGCTTTCTTTATTAAAGAAGGATCTATAAACTTAGCAAAGACTTTTAACAATTTTGGTTCTACTGCTTTACCTCTTTGTAAAGATATCCACACCTCTATCGCTAATAATACATTTAAAGATACAGACCAACCATCTCCCTCTCTCCAAAATATATAGCCTTCCTCTCTAAGTTTGTTACAAACTTGATTTGCTATGTAATTTGTTCTCGTAAGTATCAACCACTCTCCCTCTCGCATATCCACATCAAGAATATCATTGTGCCATGTAACCATTCCTTTTTCATGCGTTGGTTTCCATTCTTTCTTTTCTCTTATTGCTATTTTCTCTGTGATATTTTGTGCCCATGCGTGAATGTGATTTGGAACTCTGTGAGAATCTTCAAGTAGTAATTTTTCTTTACTTGCATTTAAAAAATGTTTTACATCTACACCCATCCAAGAATATATCGCTTGGTCATCATCTCCAGCATAGTAGACTTCCTCTGAATTAGGAACAAGAACATCCTTAACCATCTTCCATTGTATTGGTGCTAAGTCTTGTGCTTCGTCTATAATTAATAGTTCAAACTTCGGTGATGTGCCCTCCTTAATAAATCGTTCTATCATATCGATAAAATCTATTTTACCTCTTCTCTCTTTGAAGTCTTTAAAAGCTTTGTCTAACACCGTCAACTGTTGCCAACTCATGTCGTTACTCCAGATTCCTTTGTGAAACTCCTCTTGCAAATCGACTTGTTTGACACGAGCAAATTGAATTAAAGACATGTATTTATCTCCACCAGCACCAATAGAAAATAAAGGTCCCTCTTCCATGTTAATTGTTTGTGTTGTTCTAAAATCTAAGCCAACCAATGCTCCCAACTCATTGTAGTCACGACCAGACATTACTTCTGCCGTACTTAAGCCAAGCCAACTAAAGGCGAGAGAATGTAATGTTCTAAAAAATAACATGTCTTTATAATCTATTTCTAAAGATGTAACTGCTCTCGTTCTTGCCTCCTCGGCTGCTTTCCTACTGAAAGACATAAAGCCTACCTTTTTAGGATCTTTCTTTTGTAGTAAATGACCCTCTACTATTTTTATTAGTCTCGTGGTCTTACCTGTTCCAGGTGGACCGAATATTGTTGTCTCTGTCAAAACGGAACCTCATCTGTTTCTATTGTTATTGGTTTTATTTCTACTTCTGCTCCAAACTCTGGTATCCACCAAACTCTAACGGACTTCCATTTACCTTGTGATGTTTGAAACTTTTTAACTACGGAACTATCTCCGTTGTTTATCTCTTTGAGTCGCTCTTGAACTTGTGCTCTAGTATAATTATCGAACTTTCTATTCCGTAAAAACTCCATCAAAGAATCTATCTTAAAATAAGTTCTTGCTTCTTCTGCATCTGTAAATGGTTTACCAAGAACAACTTCCTCGAAACTTTGTGCTTGTACTCTGCCCGTACAAAAGAGTTCTAGATAAGATAGAAACTGTCCCTTGTACGTTAATTCTTGTGGCACAGCTATCTCATTACAGTTCTCAAGTAGACCATTGACTTGTACTTCCCAATCTCCATCTTTCATTTTTGGAGGCATAAAGTTTAACTGCTCCATACATGCTCTTTGAAATAATCTTGGAGCTTGTAGTTCTTCTGTCGTGAGTTCTAATCGTCTACCATCTATATCCAAGAACCATAAACGAGGCTCTGATAATATAACAGACAAGCCACTGATCGCTGGCATGGATGTTGTTCCGATACCATGTTTAAGTCCTCGACACACACCTTGATTGCAATGTGAGGACATAGGCTCGTCCTTACATAAATACTGATATTCTTTTTTTTCTAACTGTGATTGTATCGTAACGATCTCGGCAGCAGGTAACGGTGGTGTAAAATGTTTTACATTCAACTCCTCCAACTGCGACTTCCAATTATTAGGTTGAGACTTTTGTAAAAAAACACCTAACTGAAAAGCAACTTTGTTTCTGCCACCTTCGTGCACTCCAACAGATAACATAGCACGAAGACATGGCACAAAACCTGGAAATAAGTTTGGTTTACCACCCACGGATATCTGCATAAATTTATTTGGATCACATTTTATTGTTGCTATGTGTTGAATAAATTCTTTTAAACTAGCTTCAACATAAGTCTTGCCAACTTTAATAATGGCAAACCTCAAAGTTCTTTCTGCATCAAAGTATGGTAGATTGATGAAGTTGCCCACATCTCCTCGCTCTACCAATACTTGCTCTTGTTTTGGAAATATCTCACAACGTCCATGTCCAAGAGCTGCAGCTATCTCGGCAGCTTTGTCTCTAAAATCTGCCGCTTCCATCCACTTTGTAAAGAAAAAGAATATATGTGCACCCCCACTTTTACTACGGCACACGATACACGGAACTTTTAATTCTTCTAGCTTATCGACCAATTCAATATGGTTCAGTGGATATTCATCTATATCAAGAGCACCGAACTTACATTTGTTTTGTTCGTTGATAGGTATTGCACCAACACCTTTCTTGCCATCAATATGTCCTTGTAATAATTCTAATGTTAGTGGTTGTCTTACGATAAATGATTTGGCTTTCTGTTTGCCGTTCATTCTTTGATTGGAAACTTCCGTCTGACCATGTGCACCACTAAAACCTTCAAACGTAAGTAATAATTCTTCTGTCAAATTCACTCTTCACTCCAAAAAAAAAGAGCCGTACAAGTGGAGGATTACGCTTGTACGGCCCACGATATTTAAAACGGTACTTCGTCTTCTTCCCTTGATGACATCTCATCAGCAGACGCGGCAGCCATTTTAACTTCCCCCTTGCTTACACTTTGATACATAGTACGAGCTTCTAGCATCATCTTCTCTATCTCTGGTGTAAGTTCATTTACACGATCCAACTTGTAGTTATACCATGAACCTTGGTCATTCTTTTCCAAGATTGTAGTTATACTCCAGGCCGTTCCGTAAATCGGCATAGCATTACCAGAAGGTAATCTTATGCTATTCTTTAATGTATTCCATCTACGAGACACTTTCAACTGTGTCTTTTTCATATCAAGAACACTCGGTGCAAAAGTTCCATCAGCAGATTGTGCAATGACTAAATGCTGGTGTGCTCTAACCAATTCGTTACCATTAGGTAACGTCTCTATGCTACCTTCACGAGTTGTCATGGCTATGTCTTTATCATCTGCCGCGAGTTCTTTTACAAACCCACCACCAGATGATCTTAACATAAACTCCAAGAATTTCTTCTCGAAGAAACAAGGAACAACAAGAATACCTTCGTCTGCTTTAAACACTTCTTGTGTAACAGTATTAAAGATATCTCCTTGCTCAGCACCTTTAATATACAGAGGATCGTCCTTCTGTAACTGTGGAGATAATGCTTGAATAATCCTAATAAAAGGTATCTGCATATCTTCCGTTGTGATGTTTTCAAGACCAGCACCAGAGTCTGCTTCTAGCATTTTATCTAACTCTGATACCACCACTTGTGTGGTCTTTTTCTGTGCAATCTGGTTCATTACTGACCTCCTTTTATCTTAGCACGGTTGCCCTGGTATACACCAAATAGATCAAAGTCTATTTCTTTACCACTTTCAATTCTATTCTTTACCCAGGTTTTTAAAGTCATTGGATGCACATGCTGTTTCTTTTGTGGTGCAAAGCCTTTGCTCTCTAAATCTGCAACCACAACACCAGCTTGATTATCTTGACCCATACTGAAGCTAACAACAACTTCGTTCTTGATAAGATCGCCTTCTCCAATATCTCTTAGATATTGAAAAGCCTCTTGCTTCTTTGTTTCGGGTATCCTCGCAGAAACAAACTTATCAACTGTAACTTTATTGCCATCAACTTGTAGACTTTCAACACCCATAGTCTGCATTATCGAAGGAATGTCTTCCTCGTCTACTGCTCTCTTCTTGTCTTTTAAGTCTTTAAGTTGTGCTTCGGTATCTTTAATCTGTTGATCCAAGTCTACGGATCTACGGATTAGTGACGACAAGTCTTTAGTGTCGCCTTCTCTGACTTTATTAAATGCTTGAGGGTCAGCTGCCTCTTGCTCGAATAGTGAATACACATCACTCATCTTTCTCTCCTTCTACGTTAAAGTTTATGCTCTTCAGCGGTTAATAGAAGATATAGTTTAAAGTATTATACCTTCTCGTCAACGAGTTTTTTAGACTCGTATTCTTTCTCAGTTAAATATGTAATCGTAGCACCAACAGTTCTAAAATTTTGTTTTGCCATCTCGTTTAACTTCTTCCAAGTTTCGATTGGCACTGCTATTGATTTCCATTTATCTGTATCCATGTAACTCTCCTTATCTTATTGGGGCGGAATGGTTAAATTTATTAAGGCAAAATTTAAGAAAGGAACCACCCCAACTCGATTCATCTTAACAAGACATTTGAATCTTATGTCTTGTATTTTTTTTACCATAAAATTATTTGTAATGTCAAACATAAAATCTTATTTTTTCTTATATAATAGTTCGCCCATCATTTTTTGACTATAGTCAAGAACTTCTGCCCAATTATTTTTTGATGATGGTTTGTTAAAATCATTCTTTGTTAATGTAATTGACCTTGTTGTCGTGAAAGATTCTACGGGAAAGAACAGAACTTTTTCTTCAGATAAAGTTGCGAGTGCTATAATATCGCAATCTTTCCTAGTGTAACATCTTCTGTCTTTGCCCTTGCAAATAAGAAAAGAGAATCTTCCGTCCCCTTCATCTTGTAAAACTGTTTTAACTTCCACTCGTTGTGCTACCATCAAATCTTTACCTCCAACAACTGCTATATCAACTCCATCTTGTTTCACAGTTGAAGCGGCATACCCAAGCATAGATAATTTAAATACAGTTAGATTCTCACCTGCATTACCTACTATCTTCTCGGCTCTTACACCTTTAACCATTCTAATACCCTTTCTCCTAGTGTTATGTTTGCTAATTTGTTTTTGTTCACTAATGTTTTTACAATGTGAACATCAACAGTATTCGGAGATACCAGGTCAACATATAACACTTTATTCTGTTGCCCTACCCTATGTGCCCTATCTTCTGATTGAACACGAGACTCCAAATTAAAATCATTTGAATAATAAATCACATTCTTCGCGGCATGGAGTGTCAAACCCATACCACCTGTCTGTGGATTACTGACAAAGAACCTCGTGGGATCAGCCGAATCTTGAAACCTCGCAATAGCATTGTCTCTATCTGCCATAGTCGTGTCGCCAAAATAAGTGACCACGGAACTCGCACCATAGATTTGTGCTAACTTGCTTTGAATTTTTAAGATGTCATGTCTGAACCTTGACCATATAATAACTTTGCCTTCCATCTCTTCTACAACTTCAAGTAATACGTCTAACCTATTGTTTTCTATCTCTTTTGTCTCTCCATCATCTGTAATCAGATAGCCACATAACAACTGTTGTAACCTCAAAAGTCGTGTCATTACCTCTGGAGTTGTAACCATCTCTCCACTTTCAAGAAGTGCTACTGATGTTTTCTTAATACTTTGATAGTGCCTCTCTTGTTCCATTGTCAGATCAACTTGCCTGGTTGTGTATATCTTCGGAGGCAAATCCAATGCTTCATCTTTCGTAACTCGGAACGAGTGTGGCTCTATTTTCTTTTTTAGTTCGTCCAGATTCTTATATCCTATGATCTGATTGAACTGATGTGATCCCATCTTCACATTTTTAATCACGGCATATCGTCCTTGGAACGACCAATAAGATTCAAACCCCAAAATTTTTTTACTCATAAATAGACATTGTGAGTACAAATCAAGAGGCGACTTGGTTATCGGAGCACCCGTCAGTATTCTTTTATACCTCGCACCTTCAGCAAATTTTATTAGCGCCTTGGTTCTCTTCGCCTTGATGTTCTTGATCGTGGTTGATTCATCAACGGCAAGTAAAAAATTACTTCTGTGGGTAAACATCTCTAAAAACTGAAACACTTTCTTTGAAGCAAAAGCCTCAACATTGACGAGTAGTATTCGTAAATGTCTTCTCGCTTCACCGCCCACGGAGCTTTTTAAGTCTGCTTGTTCTCGTTTGTTAAGAGTTGACTTCCATGTATATACCTTTGGAGTTATGCAATCTACTAAGTGTGCAGGTATTTCATTGTTCTTCCAATTCGTATACACACCTTTTGGTGCTACAACAATCGCAGTATCTATTTTACTATTCCAATAAAGCCAAGCAATGTTATCAATCAATACCTTTGACTTACCACACCCCATCTCCATAAAGTATGCAAAGTTTTCTTTGTCATAACTTTTATGAAGAGCATCTTCTTGGTGCTTGTAAGGTTTGGTTTTATAAAGAAAGTCTACACTCATGTCGTAACTTTATGTGGTCGCATCTCTCTTACCCTCAACTCATTTTGCAACTTACCTATGAAGTCAACCATGTGCCTTCTTTCTGTCGCTACCTCAGAATTATAAGGGTAATAGTCTAAATTATTTTCGGCATCAAATTTTTCTAAAAACAACCTGGTGCTCTTGATACATAACTTAATCTCTTTTTGAGATAATTTCATATGAGATTGAGCCATGCTTACCACTTCTTATCTTTGAGTTGATTTAACTTATGGTTCATGTCAACGACACGACTACCACCACCATTTGGATTAGGTGAAATAACTTTACCTCTTCTCTGTAAATTTTCTATATGCTTATTTGCATATATAACTCCACACTTGGAACTACAAAAGAAACCTTTATTCATCACATATTTCTTATCCCATACTGTATATTTTCTCTTGGTTACTGCACCAATCCGAATATCTTCATACTTCATAACCTCAAGACCATAGGGCAAATTTTCACTCGGCCCCATAAGTCTTGTCGTGAAGATATGCTTCTTCGATAACTTCTGACAGTTATAGCATCTTACTTCGTGAGATATTAATTTCTCTTGATTATATTTTCTATTTTCATCTTCCATTTAATCCTCCTTATTAAAATGGGAAGTCAGAACTTTCCTCTAATTTCTTTTTATCAATTTCATGTTGTTTTCTAGCTTGTTCTTTCTGTTCCTCTGTATACTCTGGAACTCTAACAGCATGATCGTTGTGTGGTACTTGTCTGTCTCTTTCTTCTATATCTCTTCTGAACTTGTATCTTGCTTTGCTTGTAGATAAAGCAACTGTCGCTGCAATCGTTCTCTTTTCTTCTTTTGCCATTGACTTCAGATCGTTATAAACATTCTCGTGAACATTGATAACTTTAAATTTCTGTGGCTCATCTATAGCGCCCATCTCTTCTTCTATCCACTCTAGTTCGCCAGAGTCGTGAAGATCACCTAATAAACTGAATAATTTATCTTTGGCTTCTCTTTTAGTTATCACGCCGTGAACAGCATCTTCAACTGTCTGTTCTAAGTCCTCTTCCCAAAGTCTTTTTACTCCTCCCATAACATCTCCTTTAAATTAAATTTTATCTTATATTATATATAATACTTGGGATAGAATAAGTCAAGCAAGGAATATATAAAAAATTTATTTATTTTCTACGCACTCATCTAAGATTACATTGTGGTATGCAGGTTGTTCCTTGGCTCGATAACGAAGAAGTCTTAACTGACATTCCTTCCTTGTCTGAAACTCCCAATCAAACATATGGGTAAAACATTCTTGCTTTGCTCTACCATCTGCTATCCACACACTACATATTAGCGCCATTGCTTTAAACATCTTTTTCCTCCAATATTGGACTTGATCTAATGGCTAAGTCCTTCGCCTCTCTTGTTCTTCTTTTGCCACATGCCATGCACTTGTGAACCTCGACTACTTCAAAGTTCTCGAATTTTACTCCGATCTTTCGCATTGCAACCTGGCACTTGGAACATTTTAATTTGTCTTCAAATCTCATTCTTGTTCCGTTACTGTAAAACACATTGGACATTGATATAATCCTTTCAGTTCTATTCGTTTAAGTGCGACCTTACATCTCTCGCACATAAAAACTTTTCTTGGTTCTTCTGATGAACCATCTTCTGTTAGTATTGTTTGATCACGATCCATACTTATCTCCTTCTATTAAACATTGTACTCTAATTGCATGAGGATAGGTCATTCTATCTCTCACTAAAACTAACATCTCACTCGCTCTGTCATAACAATCATTGATTTTATTATAACCTTTTGGTGCTTGTAAATCATAAACATTAAAACAATCTGTCTCGATATGTGGTGCATGGTTCAAGAGGCATACTGTTAATATTGCTTTATACATAGTGTTTCTCCCATATTTTTTTGTTTGATAAAATTTTTTAAAAATAGGTGTAGAAAGTGTAGAACTGTAGAAAATGCTCTGTAACCCTTGGTAGCACTAGATGTCTTTTCTACACTTTGGTTACACTTTCCACACTTTAAAGCCAACCGCGTCATTTTTTCTCCTTTATTATTGCAAAAATATCCCAGAAACTCTACTATGGGGTCATGGCACTTACTAATCGTCAGAAAACTTTTTGCAAATATATAGTTGAAGGAACATACTCTAACTCTGAGTGTGCTAGAAAGTCTGGCTACTCCGAAGGTCAAGCTAGAAAAACTGCTAGTCTTCTGTTGAACGGCAGAGATTTTCCTCTTGTAAATGAATATATTAAAGATCTTCGTGAAGCTAGAGAAAGAAAGTATGGTGTAACTCTCATGGGTCAACTCAAAAGGTTTGCAGATCTGTCGAAAGGTGCAGAAGAATCTGGACAGTTTTCGGCAGCCGTTAATGCAGAAAAGATAAGATCTGCACTTGGTGGTCTTGCTATTGATAAGAGAGAAACTAATGTTATACATAATTTAGATAAACTTTCTCGTGATGAAATTGTTGCTAGGCTTAATGAACTTCGTAAAAACTACCCCTCTGCGTTCATTGATGGAGACTTCAAGGTGGTTGAAGAGAGAAAGGGGAAAGTAAAAGCTCTCTCCAACCTGGGCAAATAGCAATTCCCGATATTGCTCCGTGCAATCTAAGGATAATTTAAAACACATACTCAAGTCAAGCCTAGTTCTTTTTTTATTGCTAATCCAATTAACTTTGCATTCTGTGGTACGATAGCATTACCCAATGCTTTCAATCTATTTGCTCTATCTTTTTGATCAACAATTATTCTTGGGACTCCTCTAGGTTCGTCCATCCAATAGGATACCCCATCAACCACTCTGTCCAATCGCAGTTCAACCTTCCGTCTCCTTCCGTTTGGTACATCTTCATTCCCAAGTCCATCTGTCTTCCTTTGTCCACTCGGTTCTCCCAAAAGTCCTTGTTGCCGTTGTAACTGTGCTTCTTTAGACTTGATGTTGGTGTTGGATAATTCCACTCTTCCATTCTCGGTGGTCTCAAAGTCACTCCGTTCATCATGGCTTGAGCTTCTGCTTCCGTCAGTTCTCCGTTCTCCACTTTCCTTCTGAACATCATTGTCTGACCCTCCGAGGCATGACCGAAACCTTTTGTTGTCGGTGTCGGATACATCTCCATTGTCTTCGGATCGACTTGCTCCCTCAGATTGCTCGGTCTCTTGCGACCTTTTCTGTGTCCCTCTTGCATCTTTTTCGTTGCCTCTGCACTTCTCGGTGGTAGGGAATCCATAGTCGTGGGGGTCGCCCAAGTTTCTACAGATGATCCATAATCTTTCTCGTTTGTGTCTTGCTCCGATTGCACTAGACGGAAGTACAAATGTCCTCGTATGGTAGTTGAGGCTTTCCATTGCAAAGAGTACCTCGTCAAGTCCCAATGAGATGTGTCCATAAACATTTTCGAAAACACAATAAGTGGGTCTGACTTGTTCAATAATTTTATGCAAGTACGGAAAGATGTATCTAGGGTCTTCCGTGCCGAGCCTTTTGCCACTTGTACTGAAGGCTTGACATGGATATCCACCTGTGAGGATATCTGGTCGTTCTGAAATAAATCTTGTTGGGTCATCTGCGATCTCCTTTACATCATCATAGATTGGAATACCTGGAAAGTTTTTGGCAAGAACTTTCTGACAAAACTTGTCTGTGTCGCAAAAAGCGATAGGCTCTGATAACTTTGCCATAGAAAAACCTACGGCAAAGCCACCAATACCACTACATAAATCAAGATGTTTGAGCATCTTTTACCTCTTCATCTATTTGATCATTATACAAAGCTATTCCAAAGTCATAGCCTAAATTGTAATAGTGATGGGATTGAGTATCATCTCTCTTGCCATGTATCAATCCATCTACTACACCATCTTTAAATTTTTCTATAATTTTATATTCTTTAATCTGCTCTTCTAATGCCAATTCTATTAAATTAACTTTCATTTTTTACTCCTATTATTGGAGAGGGTAGAGGGATTTGAACCCTCGTAAATGGTTTTGCAGACCATCTCCTAACCTCTCGGACATACCCTCGATTATAACTCTGCTTCGAATTGGCACTCGCCTTTTTCTTTAACACATTCCAAGATTTGATTACCTAATCCAAGTCTTGCATACCATTCTAAATAATGCTTTACCCCTTGTTCGGTAAACTTCTTTGATGGTAAACCTTCAAAAGAATAAATGTCGTTTAGATAATCAACTAACATCTTGTCATTGTATCCGTTATTTTCTTCAAAGAATTTATCTAATATTTTCAAAAGACGACCTAAATAACTTTTGCATTTCTTGATACCTTCTTCTATCTTCGGCAAGTCCTCTGCATCAAAGTAATAATTTAAAAACCTTGCTTCTCCTTGTTGACCAAAGAAATCTGCATCATCACTTGATTGAACTGCAAACCAAAACTTACCTTCAATATCTCCGTTGTAATATCTACCCATTTTTTTCTCCTTCAATTATTTCTTTTAAATGAACCCCAAACTCATAACCTTTAAAATGAAGAGGTGGGATATCACGAACATTTATCTTTCCGTGAATTAATCCTTTCTTAATACCAAACTTAAAGTCATCTAAATCTTCTTTACTAAAGACTTTCTTTTTATAATCCTCCATAATTAATCCTTTCCTAATTCTAATAGTTTTCTATTTATTACTTCAGTTACTTTCTTATCTATAACTTCATCAAACCAATCACTCTCCGTAACCACATCAAGTTCATGGAGAAGAAAATCTTCTACTGCTTTTGCTAGTTCTACACTAGTTGGTCTTGGTTGGCTCATTACACAACTCCATCATAAAGTTTCCATGCTAAATCAAATTCTAAAAAGTTTAAGCAAACATCTTGTGAGTGATTTTTTTTCATATGGTTCTGAAACTGTACATCTGAGACACCTCTTTTTTTGTAAGCATAAAGTTCGTTCTTAACTTTATCGACACAAATAAATTTTGTTCTCATGTCGGTCTTAAGTTTCTTTTGCTCAAGATGATCATAAAGTCTGTCTTGACACCAATGCTCGAGATCAATCTCTACTTCTCCCCATTCATACTTTTTAGTACCAAATGTTTTGATACAGTATTGATCAAGAGTTTGTAACAAATTTCCCATGTGGCTATCCCACTCTTCCATGAATTGTGGATAAGCAAATTGTCTATCACTCCCACCACGACCTTCATTAGATACTTCAACTGCTTTTTTGCCGTTGACATATACTGTCGCATTATAACAAGGAGTTTCTTCACTTCCTTGTTTATAATAAGAAATATTTTTTAGTTCTAGTTTTGATATTTGCATAACATCTCCTTTCATTCTGTTGTTGCAATATTCAAGATTAGGCACGAAGATCATGCCTAACTTTGAGTATTACATATCATCTGTTCTATTCTCATGGTAATCAAAATCAACTTGATCATTCTGTAAAATCTCAATAAATTTTTTGATTGCTTCGTTCCTAGCTTTTTTATCCCATTTATTAAAACCTCTGATACAAACTCCAGTTTCAAGAAAAACATCAAAGCCTTTAACTTCTGCCTTTTTCCATTCTTTAATTGTCATTGACATATATTTTCTTCCTCTATGTTTTCTAATATTAACTGTTCTGCAATCTTAACAACAAAGCCACCCTTCCAAGTAAGTCCATCAACTTCATAAAGTCTATTACCTATTTCTTTAAATGCTTGATCGTTTGTCATGCCCTCGTCATTGAGAAGGATATCTAAATCCTCCTCAACTCTATAGACTAACTTTGTAAGTCTAGTCATTTTGCAGACCTACGATTTCTTTTTCAAGATCGGTTTTCATATCTTCCAATTTCATTTCCTCCTCTTTTAAATGTATTTGCATCTCAAGATTTGCTTTAATTTGACCTTGAATGTATGTAATTTCGCTATACAAAGATGAAACATTTTTCTTTTCATAATTCGAAATTACTTTCTTTTCTAAAATTTCAACTGTCATTTTTTCCTCCTTTGTTAAATATTTTAGATATTTTTTTATTAACTTCTTCTCTTATTATAGAGTTCTTTGCTTCCTCTACATCTGCTTCTATTGGGACAATCTCAAAACCAGTTTGTCCATGATAGATTTGAACTTTGCCAATCCATCTAATTTTACTTTCAACTTCTTCCAACGTGCTTTTAACTGCAACACTTTCGCCCTCTGCATCTGTACCTAAAACTAAAGCCTTGCCCATTAAAGGTGCAACGTGTCCGTTATCGTATGTAAATTCAAAGCCATAATTTTCTTTTCTTAATAAGCCTTCGTCATCAACATACAATGTGTCTTCATTTCTAAAACCATAAACTGCATCAAATCCCCTTTGCGAATTTATAAGTTTATTAATGGTTTGATAGTCTCCGTTGTAATCAACAACGGAAACTATTTTATTAATCGGATCAATTAGATATGCTTTCATTGATACTCTCCTCCAAATTCTATAACCTCTCTCTTTTTGCAGTTCGGTATTTTAATAAATTTAATTGGTAAATCTGAAAATGCCCAAACCCTACCTTGAAAGATTAAATTATTTTCTCTTAAAAATTTTATAGCTTCGTGTTTGAATTGATCGCCATATCCGTATTGCATAGGCAAATTATAAACCTTGCTATCTTTGGTGCTTTCAATCTGTGCAGAAAAATAACTATTTCCATAAGTTTTGTCTCTCCACTCTTTAGCAGTTACAATAATATCTATTGCCATTTTTTCCCCCTTATATATTCTTTTGTTTCTTCTTGCTCTTCAACAATGATTTGTAAAACATACAAACCACTTAAAAACCATTCTTGATTTTTTAAATTTGAGTTTACGTCTTCCATTTTATAACCTTTCTGTTAAAATTAAATTATGCCTTAATTATTTATCTCATAAAATCCCATAAAGGTCAAGCGATAAAATGAAAGAAAAGCAATTTTTTTTGAATATAAAAAAGCAGTTACCACCAAATACTTTTATTCAAAAAATAGAAAACAAATTTAATTCTGGTTTTACTGATGTAATAATAATTAATAAAAAACTACCATTATTTATTGAGTTAAAATCGCCAACAAAAGGAAACAAATTTAAGGTTGAGTTGTCCCAAATATCAACGCATTTGAGGATACAAGCTAATAATTATGTTTCTTTTTTCTTGGTTCGACACCCTTCAACCTCGCTTCTATATTTGTTTGAAGGTGGTTCGCTCTGCAAGTTTCTTGCGTCCCAACCTTGCAACCCTTCTCTGTCCCCCTCGACCGAAGGATTTATTGCTTCTGGAACTTTAGATATAGTCCTGGCTCTTGCAAATCAAAGAGTGGAACAGTTGCAGAAATAACGAAGTGATCGCTCTGCGAATTTCTGCAACTTTTGCTTCCGAAGGATCTGCGTCTTTAAAAAAAATTTCTTGACATCGCAAAGGAAACGGAGTGGTCGCCTTGCGATCCTTTGCGATTTTTGTCTGCGAACCTTCGACAGAAGAAAAAAAAGAGAAGGGTGCTGCAACAAAAAAAAGAGAGCCGAAGCTCTCTTGATTTTGGTTCTCCTCCTTTCTACCATGAAGCACGATAATAGACACCTCTTGGCTCGATATATAAATCATGCTTTTCCTTCATCTCGAAACCTTCCTTTAAAAACTCGATAGCTTTTTCAAAGCAACTGATCGCATAGTTCTTTTCTGGCTCGTTGTAATAACCGAACTCGGTTGAGTTACCAAAGAAAAAACCAGAGTGATCAAGTTTTAAATTATCGTTGCGAATGGCATCAATAATATCTTCCAAGTTCTTCTGTGTTAAAGCGATCTCTTGACAGTTATCTTTTCCCTCTGCGAACTTATCAACAATATAGCCGTGAAGATCGGCGTGTTTACGCCAATAACCAAGATCAACTTTATAATCTGAGATAGCATATTTGCCATCTAACATCGGTTGAGGTATCTCCTCGTGATAAGGTGAGTTATATTGCTCACCTCTTAAATACATATCTAATCCCATAATTTTTCTCCTTTCATTTTAAAATTATGCTCTTCCATTATATCCCATGCAGTCCCATAATGCAACCAAAACATTTCACGAAACGTGAACTGCAGCTCGAAAAAAAATTCTTGACATCGCAAAGGAAACGAAACGAAGTGAAGTGGTCGCTCTGCGATCCTTTGCGATTTTTGTCTGCAAGCCTTCGCCAGAAGAAAAAAAAGAGAGAGCCGAAGCTCCCCCTTTCTCTTTCCGTGGTCGTGGAAACTATGTATAATCTGCAAAGGGATCACGACCAGTTATCTCCTTCTCTGCCTTTAAGGATAGCTTTCTATCATATGGCTCGACATAAATATTACCCATGACATCCCCAAACTCATTGACATAATACGAAGAACCTCGCTCATAAATAGTTCCAAATGTTTTCTTAAAAAACTTTTTGGCTTTACTAAGATCTCCAGTTTTAAATTTCTTTGCGTATCCATCTCTTGCTTCTATATCGATTACATATTGAAAGTTATAATCGAATGTTTGTTTTCTCTTAGACATTTTATTTCCTTTCTAAAAAATAATGGGGACATTTCTGTCCCCATCTCCCAACTATTCGTTGGATGCTTTTGGTGTTGGATTCTCAAGGTTGTAAACCTTTGTCTTGAGTTCAACGATCTGCTCTTGCAAACCCTTGACTACTGACTTCTTGTAAACGGCAGAATCATCACCGATAATCTTGGAAACTATTGTATCCACGACCACTTGTGCGATTGCAGTTTCATCCAAGTTCTCAACTTGAGATCTGATATCATCGACATCATTACGAAGATCTGAGACTGTGTAAGAGTTCTCAATAGACTCGTTGACTTTCTCGTCTATGACTTCTTCGATCTTGTCCGTAATGAAAGATTCGATAGTTTCGCCAATATCACTCATATTATCACCTCCTTTCATCTATAAGATTATATCAAAATAATCCCATAATCAAGCATAAAGTGATTTTATTTCACGAAACGTGAAATGTTTTCTGTCTGCCCTTGCAACCCAAAAAATCACTCTTGGAAAAAGAATCTAGATTCGCAGAAATTTTCATCAAGAAAATTTAGATTCACAAGCTAGAATAAAATAACAATAAAAATAACTAAAATTTTTATTTTATTCTAGATTGTGAAGCGTAATCTATCGACCACTTGGGAGATAGATTCTGCGAATCTAGATTCTTTTTTAGGGGTTACTTACTACAAAACTACACAACAAACAAAAACAAGAGAGGGGGGAGGGGTAGAATGGTGGGTACAAACATACATACAGTCATACATATGCAGGGTTGATAAATTCATTTGGATATATTATCGTTGGGACATGTCACTAGATGCGTTACCCAAAGAGGTGTTACAAGAAGTATTTCTGCTAGAGCAACAGAAAAACAAACTGGACACTCGTGAAAAAGCACAAGAAAATTTTTTGGATTATGCTCAACATGTATACGAAGGGTTTATTGTTGGACGACATCATAAAATCATTGCAGAAAAATTGGAGTTAATCGCACAAGGCAAACTTAAGAGACTGATTGTAAACATGCCGCCAAGACACTCGAAGTCAGAGATGGCATCCTATCTCATGCCCTCGTGGTTCTTGGGCCGTAACCCAAAACTCAAGATCATCCAAGCCACGATGAATACAGAACTTGCCGTGAGGTTTGGTCGTAAGGTCAGAGACTTGATTGCCGATCCAGTGTACACGGAAGTTTTTCCAGAAACCGATTTGAAACAAGACAGTCAAGCAGCGGGTCGTTGGGAGACAAGTGCTGGCGGTGAATATTTCGCAGCAGGCGTTGGTGCGGCGATGACTGGTCGTGGTGCAGACTTGTTGATTATTGATGATCCACACTCGGAACAAGATGCACTGTCCTCGGTTGCTTATGATAATACCTACGAGTGGTACACATCGGGTCCGAGACAGAGATTACAACCTGGGGGAACCATCATCATTGTGCAAACAAGATGGTCAAAGAAAGACCTCACGGGCAGATTAGTCCAGGCTATGGCGAAGGATACCATGTCTGACCAATGGGATATTGTAGAGTTCCCAGCGATTCTACCGAATGATAAGATCTTGTGGCCTGAGTTTTGGAACAAGGACGAGTTGTTAAAAGTCAAAGCGTCATTGTCACCTATGAAATGGAACGCCCAGTGGCAACAGAATCCTACATCTGAAGAAACGGCAATGATCAAAAGGGAGTGGTGGACTCCGTGGGAAGAATCAGAAGTGCCGAAGTTAGATTATATATTGCAGTCGTATGATACGGCATACTCTAAAAAAGAGACGGCAGACTATTCTGCGATTACAACTTGGGGTGTATTTGAGCCAAAAGCCAACGGACAACAACATCTAATTATGCTTGATGCGAAGAAAGGGCGTTGGAGTTTTCCAGAATTAAAGGAGATTGCAATAGAAGAAAATGAATATTGGGAACCAGATATGATGCTTATCGAAGCAAAAGCGAGTGGTCAACCCTTGGCAGACGAACTGAGAATGATGAACTTACCAGTTTTGACTTTTAGTCCAGGCAGACGCAAAGGGGGTAACTTAGACAAAACGACAAGGATGCACATTGTTTCTCCTATTTTCGAATCTGGAAAAGTGTGGTATCCTAGTGGAGAGAAATTTGCAGAGGATGTAATAGAAGAAGTTGCATCTTTTCCAAATGGCGACCATGATGACTATTGTGATAGTATGACAATGGCTGTTATGAGATTTAGACAAGGTGGATTTATCGCACTGGACGGAGAAGACGAAGGAGAGGATTGGTTTCCTCGATCAAAAAGGGAGTATTACTAATGCCAAAGAAACTTAAAAAAGGATCAGACATAATGGATTTTGACAGTATGTTAAATTCACAACTCGGTAAAATGATGGGATTGACAGAAAAAGATAGACCAAAATTCGAAAAAAGAAAAAAGATGAAGCCTAAAGTCAAAAAGCCAAAGAAAATGAGCAATGGCGGAAGTAATAAAATGATAGACGAGCCAGAATTTAAAGACTTAAGAAAAGCGTTAAGAAAAATAGAGGTAGGGTTAACAAACATTCCAAAAAGTAAACGTGGTAAAGGAATGGGTAAAAAAATACGAAACATGAGAAAAAATCCTATGATGAAAAATCGTGGGGGAACATTTAAGGGAACGTATTAATGCCAAAAAAAGGTGAATCCCCATACAAAAGAACAATGGGTTTGGATGTTCCACATCCTTTTGCTAAAGAAGTTCCGAAGAAAAAACCTAAAGGTAGACCTAGAGGCAATCCAAAAGGTAGACCAAAAGGAGCTAAAAACAAAACAAAGCCACCTAGAAAGATTACATTACCTACTGGTAGAGCGATGGATGAGGCTATTACAAAAATACAACAACAGTTGTTAATAGAAAAAGATAAACTTAAAAAAAGCAACGGAGGCACTATGAATAAGCAGTCCCAACTAGGTGCTAGACTCATGTACACCATTGATCGTATAAATAGAGATAAGAGTCTTTCAAAACCACAGAAAAGAGAGATATTAAAAAAAGGATTGAAGGGCATACGCAAGATTAGAAATATGGGTATGAACATGGGTGGTGTTATGAAAAATCGTGGTGGAACTTTTAAAGGAGTGTTTTAATGTCAGACGAAGCAGATAGAAGAAGAACGTACAGAGAATTAGAGAAGCGTGGACAGCCAACGCCTGGAAAATATTACTATAAGCGAAAGCCTACAGAGTATTCACCAAAGAAAAAGATAAAACCAAAAGTAAAACAACTAGATTTATTTAAGAAAAAGGCTGGTGGATTTACCGTGACAAACCGTTTCTCAGATATTATGCTACCAGAGAAGAAAAGAACAACTAGGATCACTTAATGGCACAAAGACCAAATTACAGATTTAATTTGACTGGGCCTGGTGCTACACCACAAACACTTGATGAAACTGTTAATGATTTAAAACGTATCGGAAAAGGGTTACTGGTCGGTGAAACGGCAGACCTTTTGGGTTTGCCCGCAGACCTACTTGGCTTGTACTATGATCTTAGGTATGGTGAAACACCAGAGGGAATACAAAGTTTAATTGATACTATAGGTTCTGAAGCACTTGCAAAAAGATTCATGGGTGAGGAGTTTCCAGAGTTTGGTATGAACTTGGAAAGTTTTGGGAGAGCCGTGGCACCTGGAGCTTTATTAGCAAAAGGTATTGCAGCAGCGAGATTAGCTGCAAGAGGTAGAAATATGTTCCCACCTTCAAACAACAATGCAGGCTATGCTCTAGCAACAGTAGGTGATGGTGCAAAGGTAGATGTTGTTGAAGAAGTTCCAGAAACTGTGGGTGAACGTCTCTTTATGACACAATCTGGTGAGGGTGGACAAGCTAAGAAGATAAGACAAGATGATGAAAAGTTTTTTGAAGAGGGTTTTGATGTAGATGTAGAGGCTGGTTTAAATCTAGATAGAACTATTTTTTCTAATTTATTAAACGAGTTAGAAAAGATAGGTAAGACTTCTTCTAGGCTAAGTATCCTAGAACCAAGGATGATTCCTAAAAGAGTCAACGGACAAATAGTAAAAGATGCGACTGGTAAAGTTGTAAAAGAACCAGGTCCAACTTTAGTAAGAGGTATTGACTTTAAACAAAAGCCAACGGGCAGAGAACTATTAGGGTATTTTACAAATGATCTTAAGCCAGAATTTTCTAAAAAATTTGGTGGTATGGGTTTAAAAGATAGTGGTGGTAGTGGCTTACAAAGTAGATTAGGCAAAGAAGCAGTAGAAACTGGTTTGATTCGTTATCTAGAAAACAATCCAGACAAAGTTATTACTAAAGAAGAACTTATCAATGCAGCTAGTTTGTTTAAACCAAATATTAAAATGTCTGTGTATTCAAAGAATGAGGAAGCCTCTCTTGAAGGACAGATAAAAAGTTTAGGAAACACTGGATTAAATTTATCAGAAAATGATCCTAGAAGAGCACAAATAGTTGACTCAATAAAAATTTTACGAAAAAAATTAGATGATTACAGTGCTCACAACCCTTGGACACATGACGGAATACAGATGTTAAAAGTTCAAGATTTAGGATCCGTACAAAATCCTCAAACAGCAGGCACATTAAATTCAAATAATCAAAGTCTAGTTCGCACAGACAATGTTACTTTTTTATTTTCTGGGGACAAAGGCTTTGAAACTTTTATGGGAAAGTCAGTTGATAAGGCAAGTACAAATGAAATTGATAGAAAAATAAATGAAATTGATGACTATTTCAAAGCGATGGGTGAGACAACATCTTTAAGAAAATTAGGACTGGGTAATAATCATGGATATGCCATACCAAACTATTATGGTCATGTAAGAGGAACTGCGATGATTACAATAGATCCAGCAACAGGCAAAGAGTATAAAACACTTTCTATCAATGAAATACAGTCAAACCAAGCAGGCAAAAAAGAAAAAAGAGTAAACGCTGAAGATGCTAAATTAATGGCTGAATTTAAAAGATTAGAGGCAAACATCACAAACTTAAATGATGTAGAAACTTCAAAGTACAATAGACTAAAAAAGAAGATCGAAGAAAGTAATGCTGTCGGAACTCCGAAAGTTCTAACAAATAGAACAAGAATGGATGCCTTAAAGATTGTAGAAGAGGACAGAAAACTAGGGACTGGTTTTATTAAATTTGCAGAAGAAAAAGCTATATTACAAAAAGACTACGATAAAAAAACCATAAAAATGGAAACTCTAGAAAAAGAATTTGGTAAACTAAATGATGGCGTGGGTGGTTTAAAAAGAGCTTTGTTTAAAACAGATGAGTCTCTTAATCGTGATCGTATTCTTTTATCTGATTTTAGAAAAGCAAAAGCAAAAATTATTGAGGATCTAGAAGTAGCTTCAGAAATCCCATCTCCTGCTCTGCCAGATGGGACTCTAGCTGGAATTGATCGAGAGGAAAACATGCCAAATATTTTGGCTTCTTTGTTTTTTAGAAATCACGATAATTATGGTGATCATTTAGCAGATGGTAGAGGTTTTGACTCTTTTGATATAGCCGTAATTTTAGATGAAGGTGGTCAAACAAGACCTAGAAGTCCGATAAATCTTGCTAATCCAGAAAACCCAGAATCATTAAAAGTTTTAAAACAAGTTGCTAAAACAAGATATGGCACAGAAGGTAACACAGATATACTTCAAGATGTTTTTGCTCTTAAAGACAATGATTTAAATTATGATTTTGATTTAAGTACCTTTCCTCATGTAAAGGGACCTAATCCACCGAGAGTTGTTTATATGAGTGATATTGGTATGATGAGAGAACATTATGAAGACATAGGAGAATTATTCGATAATGATTTGATTGATGAAGGAACTTATAAATTATACGCTCAAAAAAGACCTACTTATAAAGATTATATAGATATAAAAAGAAAAGTAGATCCAGATTATTTTCTAGATAAAGATAATGTTAACGCCACAATAACTCATTTAGTTAATGACAGAGAGAGAAAAATAGAAGCAGGCTATGCGAACTCTTTGATTTTTAACAAAGTGATGAATGATCCAGAAATAACAAAACTTTTAGAGTCCAACAATATAGAGGAGTTAAGAGACAGATACGAAGCCTTAAACAAACAACAAAAATTAAATGCAGAACAAGGTATTCCACAAGACAGCGCTAGTTACTATGCAGAGGTAAACAAAATAAAAGATGATTTAAGAAATGATTTTGGAGTTCAAACGACAGACTTCGAAGGCACTGGAAAGGACTTTCCTCTCGTACATAAGGGTGCGATTGGCAAAGCATTTAAAAAAGCAGCAAGTGAAGTTTATGATGAGTTTAGAAAAACGGAAAAAAAGATACCTATGATTGGTGGTGGAACTTACACACAACTTGTTCGAGAGGGGTTTAAAAGACCTTCTGTTCTTACTAATTTATTGGGACGAAAGTCAAAAGGTGCTTTTAGCAAAGACAATTTTGATAAAGTCTTAGGAAAAGAATCGTATAAAGATGCTCACATAAGTCAATCTTATATTGATTTTATAGAAAAGAATTTTCAAACAGATTTAACTTTTCTAGAATCTGCGATTGCTAAAAAAGGACTGACTCAGTTTAATAAAGATAAAAAATATTTAGAGAATCAAATACTAGAGGCACAAGCTCTTCAACAAGATTCTTTTGTTCAACTAGAAGAGTTTAATAAAAAAAGAGACTTAGATAAAATATTAGATAACTTAAGGGATAAACTACCAGAAAACTTAAAAAAATCTTTAGATGAAATTATCAAGCATCAAAAATTTGGAGACAACAATAACTTAGAGAAATTTCTTGCAGGCCCTCCAGTATTAGAATACGGACAAATGACAGAACTTATGGTGCATAATGTTATAAAAAAAGCAAAAGACATGGGTTTTGAAAGAGTGCATTTCCCATCTATGGACGCTTACGATGACATGTCTCAGAGACAATATCTTGGATCAGGCGTAAAAAGAATACAGTATGGTGATGCAGAAAACAAAACAGCTTATGACTTTTCGATTGGCAGACCTTTGACAAAAGCTTTGAAGAAATATGGAAAAGGATATACAACACAAGTAGAGGTTATTGCTAAAAAGAAACCAGTTACTACCGCTCTGGGGACTCCTCTTCTCGGGCAACGACAACAACAAGGTATAGCACGAATAGGAAAAAAACAAACAAGAGCAAATGCGTTTGACGAAGACCTCCATAGAATAGTAGACTTAACAGTAGATGAGGCGAGTAAGAAAGCAGATTTAAAGATACCAAGAATGGCAAAAGGTGGTATACTAAGTAAATTTAGAAAGGTAAGTTAATGGCAAGAGAACCAATGCAAATAGCACCAATGGTGGATAAAAGTGTGGGAGCTGGTGGAACAGTTGAACCAGAAGCCGATAGTTTACAAGTTGAATTAGATGATGTTGGTGAAACATTACCAGAGGGTATAGAGCTCGACACTGGCGAACAAATGGAAGTTATGGCAGAGCAGTATGACCATAATGCTAATCTTGCAGAGGTTATGGAAGATGGTGTTTTAGCTTCTCTTGCTTCTGATTTACAAGCGAAAGTCAAAGAAGATTTAG